AAGCTTCGCTGAAACCTACGGTTTCCTTTATAGATCATCCGCACCAATTCCATCATCAAACTCGTCATCTCCCGTCGCCGTCTGTTTGAACGAATCGTCGCGCTCATACTTGATTTTCGCACCTGTCCACGCCCCCTTCTCCTTCTTCTCAAACTTACCGAACTTCTTATCCATATACGCATGCACTTCTTTCGGCGAAGGCGCGCCTTTTCCGTAAGTACTTTGGTACCACACTGTGAATTCGCTGTTAAGTTCCGTCTTCTTAATCTTTCCATTTGGATCCACCACAATCTTCTCGCGGATAAACTCGGCGATGAAATCCTGGCTTTCCTGGTATGCTTTGCTGGCCTGGTTCACAATATCGCACTCGCCCACCTTACCATCCGTCTTGAACGCCCGTTGCACCAACATATACATAAACGTGTATTTCCAGTACGCAAACTTATCAACAATTGTTCCATCCACTAAGAACTGAAATGGCTTGTCCGGATCATCGTGCACTGGATTCTCCGTAAACAGCGATTCGAATGGCACCTCGCGAATACGTCTCCATGTACCGAAATCCTGCGATTTGACTTCCATGCGAACGTTGCTGCACAAAATCAGTTTGAACTGCGGATAATAAATCATCGTCTTCGTGGAATATGGAGCACGACACTGAATCGGGTCCAAACCACTGGTAAGCTGTTTCAGCGGACCTTCTAGAATCGCGTCTTTCTTCGACGGCTCCATAATGACCGCGTATCGCACACCCTTGAGTTCCGCCAACTCCGCGGATGTACCGCCGACTTTTGCTCGGTCTTGTGTAATCGCAGACAGGGGAACCACACCCTTGTACTCGCCCATAATCTCGTCAATCAGCGTCGTCAACACCGATTTGCCATTACGACCTTCACCAATGTACATATGGAACGTCTGTTTGTCCGGCGTGCCGAGCAACATCGATGCCAAATGGTCCCACATATAATCGCGCAACTGGGGTCTCGGAAACAGTTTCGCCATAAAGTCGTTGATTTCGGCGATGGTCTTGGCGTCATTGTTTGCAACATAATCAATGCATGTGGATTTGCTCACATAATCCTCCGGATATCCTTTTCTGAAAACCTTTTCCTTGAAATCGACCACGCCGTTCTCGAAACACAGAAGGTAAGGATTGATATCCAGTTTGTCCATGAACAGCGGATCGTGGAACAACTCCTTCGCCTCCGTCATGATATTTTTCTTATCGTTCGTCGTCACCAAACGCAATCGGATATCCAGGATTTTCCCCATCTTTTTCTTCAACGATTTTATCAAATCATTGGTTTCGTCTTGGCTTTCCAGCGCATCAATCGAGGTTTCAATCCCCTTCAATTTGCTCGCATAAATGTCGTTGAGATCCGTGGAAATCGCCTTTCTCAAAGTGGTTCCGGAATCAATTTCTACCCAGCGATGGTTGTGGAATTTGTACCAGATATTGTGTTTGATGCTTACGCACACATACTCGTCCTTGTACAACTGTTTCAAAACATTCGCAATGTCGAAATCGCCACACGGTTTTCCATTGCCTTTGCCACCCTCGTTGAAATCGGACATCATCGGAGCAATCGTCTTGTCAATGTAATAATCCACACTTTCATTGCGCACTGCACGGAATTTCGCGGACGCATCCTGTTTTGACCAATGCATAATGGAACGCCGGGTTAGAATCGCCGCCCCCTTTTTGCAGTCGAATTTCTGCCACTTTTCGTACATTTCCGAAATATCGGAGAATTTAAAATTGGCGGACTGGGCGCTGAATGCTACCCACGTAATGAATAGCAGATTGCACGTTTCCGACAACGCCATCCCAACCCGCAACCATTTTTCATAACTGCCTGCGCCATAATACTGTTCGGGCAATGTCATCGTGTATTTATGGGTCTCCACCAACTCATAATCACGCACAGTCATCTGGTTCAACGTCTCCTGAACCACCATATCCAATTCTTGATGTGATTTGACGTACATAATCGCTTCCAAAACACCCGAATTTGTTATAAAATGGTTGTTGCTCGTTGGACCCGCGTATGTGCGTTTCTTTTGAACAATTGCATTGTCAAATGAGACATTCGGATTTAACGGAAACTCGGGAAATCCAGTGTATCTCGCCGACAAATACTGGATTTTCTGCGCAATCTTGAAACTTTTCAAAGGAACGTATTCCGTCATTGGCTCGTTGTCCGCGGGGTCAAATTTGTTCTCGTAAATGTGGGTCAACTTGTAAGGCTTGTGGTCCGGCTTCCTACTGCCGAAAAGCTGCCATCCCGTGTTTCCACTGCTGATTGAGCTGTCGAACACCTGGTCCCATTTGTTTGTTATGGGCAAACCCTTCCACATCGCGCCGATTTTCTCCAAAACTTTGGTCCGCAAATGCATCTGGGCTGCACGACTCGCTTTGATTCCAATCAACAAATGAATACCGTCCTTAGTCAAAGATTTGTCGCCGTCTTCCACTTGATTTACCTGGTCTTTTTCCATAACAAATATGTAGAAGGGAGTTTCATCAAATCGGTAAATGTCTTTGAGAACGACTAAATAAAGGGAAACCAAATCGTCGATGTGGTCTTTGGTGTGGATTCGCGAAGTTACGGAGGCATCGTACTTCAAATCCAGGTCAACCAAGATTGGCGCCGAATCTTCGCGCTGTATCTCGGTTAAGAACTCGTCTTTTCCGCCTTCAATGCAATATTTGTAGTATAAATTTAAGAATTCGCCGTATTTCTCGTCAGGAATGTTGTATTTTCCGCCGTAAATCTGTTCTTTATCGCCCGGTTTGCTCGGAATGCGCGTGTTTGTTTTGATTGATTCTTTTGGTGCATCTTTTGGCACTGAATGTGCTTTCATAAATTCTTCGTATTTTTTTACAGCGGACATTGTTATCAGATTATATTATATTGTTTTATATTTTTAACTTCTTTTGGATTTTTTTGTTCAATTTTGCAAAAATGTAAATTAAAACTATTGTATTTCAATAAATCTAACGAATACTATATACGCCAAATGAATTTAAAAAGGTTATTGTATACAGATTTTGGACAGATATTAATATCGATTTTGTTGGGTTTAGGTGTCGCAACAATGTTTAGACAAGTGTGCGAAGGCAAGAACTGCCTGATTTTCAACGGACCAGTTATCAGCGAGATTGACGGAAAAACATACAAATTCGGCGAATACTGCCACAAATATGTTTTGAATCCGGTTTCGTGCAATAAAACCAAAAAAATCATCGAAATCAGCAACCCGAACGAAATTGCACAATAATCTGTTTAGGAGCAAATCGGTCAGAATTATACAATGTTCTCTATTGTATAATTTATAAATGGAGGTGACACGTATTTCTGATTTGCCAAATAATAATGGAATGGGATATTCGGGTTCTGGATACTCGGCCGAATCATCAAGCAGAGAGGCCGGTTCGCGTGGCACGGGTGCAGGACAACAATATCAACCGTTAAATATTCATCAAAATCCCTATGGGATTCCAGAGCCGACAGATACGAAATTGCCGATGATGGGCCAAAGTATGAGCCAAAGTATGGGCCAAAGTATGGGACCTAATCAAAATCAGATGATGTCGCAAGACCATTTTGGCGGCGGTTCGGGCGGATTTAGTGGCGATTCCATGCAACGCGCCCCTCCCCCCATGATGAACCGAGGTTTTACACAAGACACCGAAATGTATCAAAATGACGAACAGGTTCGACCCAACCATATTCCTTCGGCCAAGTTGACAACTGACTATTTGCGCGAATACGAAGACAGAATGGTGAAAATGACGGACGAACACCAGAAGGAGAAACACCGCAAAGATTTGGTCGGTTCTCTCTACGACGAGTTCCAAACCCCCATTTTGATTGGCGTTTTGTTTTTCCTTTTTCAGATTCCGTACATCAATACTTTGATGTTTAAGTATCTGAGTTTTATGAAAATATACAATGAAGACGGAAATTTGAATTTGTATGGGCTTATGCTGAAGAGTGTTTTGTTTGGTTTAACCTATTTTGGGTTCGTGAGACTGACTACTTAAGTGTAAATCTTTGTCTATAATATATGAGTGTTTTTTTAGATTTACGAGAAATGCCGAAAACACCGGATTTGAAAACACCGGATTCGGAATCACTCAAAAGTCCTACAAAAACAAACCGAATATTTATAGGAACTGATATTGAACTTGGTCATGGAAGTTTCAAAACCGTGTATTCGTGCAAAATAACCGATGCTAATAAATCATTATTTGATTTACCGGAGGGCACCGATGAAAACAATTTATGTATTGCAATTATTCATATTAACATGGTAATACGAGAGAAATATGGTAATGATAAAACATTTAATAAAACATTATTTAATGAATATATTGTTCAGAGAGCCGAACAAAAATTGTATAATGAAAACAGGGGGTATTTTGAATCTGTAATTAATACAGAAATCCTTAGTATTAAACAAGAAATTGAATTGCAAAAAGAACTTTTTCAAAAACAGCTTGCGCCCCAAATATATCATCATTACATTGACCGTAAATCAAACACATATTATATATTAGAAGAAAAATGTGGACTATCCCTGGTTGAGTATATTGATACGAATGCCGTGAAAGTTAAAAATAGAGACACAACCGTTTTTAACAAAATTGTTGATTTAACTCACCGAATTGCCAATGCTGGATATATCAATACCGATTTAAAACCAGAAAATACATGCACACAAATTGGCCCAGATGGTTCGTTGGCAAACATTATTGCACTCGACTTTGACCCACAATTTTTTATAAAAATTAATTTGTCAACACCTGGATTAGTTGAAAATTCACAAATATTCATGCTAACAATAGTTATTGCATATTTGTGTAGATGGTTCAAAATAAAATTTACAAAGGATGTTATAGAAAAAGAGTTGACCCGTGAAAAAATTTATAATATGATAACTTTTTTTGTTCACAATGAAGATATTTGTCGTATAGAGCATCATCCATTATTCATGTTATACCACTATATTATTGGAATGCCAAATGTTTTGTTAACGCGTTGCATTGAGAACCAGACCCTTGGCGATATATCATATATTACAGATGAAATATGCAAGTGCGTATTTTTTGACGTAAAAAGAGGTGGTCGTGGGAGAGCCATTAAATCTAAGCGAATCAAGGTTATAAAAGGTTCAAAACGGACCAAACGGTCCAATAAATAAATTGTATTTATTTGGAATAATTACAATATAAAAACAATACAAATACTAAATATACAAATGAGTAGTCAAAATCTTCGTTCCATCATCATTGATTTCACCAATGATTTAACCAAGGTTTTTCCCGAGTATGCATTTTTATGGGAAAAATGGTTAACTGCCGACGATGCCGAATACGAGAAATTGAACCAGCATTTTATGGCCGTATTCCCCGAAAGATTTTTCGACATTATGAATTCCAATATGGAGATTTTCAGCGCCGAATCGGACGCAAACGTTGTATTTTTGCCCGATGTGGATTTTAAGCTCCTATTTAATTGTGCCGGCGTCAGCGAGGGAACCAAGACATCGATGTGGAAATATTTGCAACTTTTATTGTTCACGGTGTTGGGTGATATGAAAGACACCGCCAATTTCGGCGAAACTTTGAATATGTTTGAGTCGATGGACGAAAACGATTTGCAGGAAAAAATGAAAGAAACCATGGATAATTTAAGTGATTTTTTTAAGGGCTTTGATTCGAACGAAGAAAGTTCTCAGGCAGAAGAAGAGCCTGGGTTTGATTTACCCAAAGGTTTCGATTTACCCAAAGGTTTACCCAAAGGGTTATCCAAAGGTTTACCCAAAGGCTTCAAATTGCCAAATGCCGACACTATCCAGGAACATATGAAAATATTGATGGAGGGAAAGTTGGGAAAGTTGGCGAAAGAGTTGACGGAAGAATTCACCGGTGATTTGAAGGACGTGTTTGACGAAACCGATAAAGACAAATCGATGAAGGACATCATGGCCCAGTTAATGAAAGACCCCAAGAAAATAATGGGAATTATGAAGAAAATCACCGACAAACTCCAGCATAAAATGCAGAGCGGCGATATTTCCCAGGATGAGTTGATGAAAGAGGTTGCGTCGCTCGTAGAGAAATTCAAGGAAATGGGTGGAGGCGATGATTTTATGAAGAATTTCACGAGCGGTCCGTTTGCGAAGATGTTCAAGAACATGGCAGGTGGCGCGTCCATGAATCAGATGGCGCAAATGGGCAAACAGTCGGCCATGAAAGATCGATTACGGAAGAAGATGGAAGAGAGAAAGATGCGGGAGGCGTTTGCCTGTGCACAGACACAAGCTTCAGCACAGTTACAAGCTTCAGCACAGTTACAAGCTTCAGCACAGTTACAAGCAGAAGCCCAAACATCGGGTCCAACTAGCAAAAACTTTGTAGTGAAAATTGGCGACGAGAAGCAGGAGAAGTCGGGACTTAGACCACCGGCAACTCAACCGTCGACTAACGCAGTACCTTTAAGCGAAGACGAACTGGTCGCCCTATTCAAAACCGACAAGAAGAAAAAGAAAGGCAAGAAATAAAGTAAATGAATAATTAAAACTGTTAAAAATATAAAGGTTCTTTTTATATTTTTACATATGTTTGACGTAGTAATTCCGCTAGGTCCAAACGATTTGGAAAACATAGAGAAGCAAATTGCCTGTACAAAAACCAATGTTGTCGGGTTGCGGAATATTTATATTGTCACTCCAATTCTCAATTTTTTTACTCCAAATTCCATCATCATTGACGAGTCCATTTTCCCATTCGTTGACCAAATCGCGATTTATCACGGCAAAGATAAACGAAACACGTGGTACATGCAACAGCTGATCAAATTGTACGCGGGTTTCGTGATACCCGGAATCATGGACCGTTATTTGGTCATTGACGCCGACACCTTTTTCCTAACTCCAACCCAGTTCGTAAACTCAGAAAACCAGTGCCAGTATAATTTCGGAAGAGAATACCACTGCCATTATTTCGATCATATGCTCAGGCTTCATCCGGATTTTACCCGCGTTTATGAACTCTCAGGCATTTGTCACCACATGATGTTTGAAAAACGTTTTATAAAAGAATTGTTTGAATTAATAGAGAAAAAAGAAGGTAAACCTTTCTGGGTTGCCTTTCTGGAAAAGGTAGAACCGTGGCTACGCCACGGATTTGGGTCTGGCGCGTCCGAATACGAATTGTATTTCAACTACGTTTGCAAATTTCATGCCGATGAAATCGAGGTGAGAGAATTATGTTGGGAAAATGTGCGGAAACTGGATTTTACGATGGAACTCAATTACATTTCGCATCACCATTTTATGCGTGAATAATATATTGCAAATATATATTAGTATTGATACATTATGAGTTCTGAAAAAAATTCTAAAAAAAGAACGGTTGCTGAAGCAGATTTAGAAACATTACCTCAACCTCCACTTTCACAAAGGCAACCAAAATATATATTCATTGGATTTTTTCTTCACGGGTCATATGGATTGGCTTCCCAACCATATAAAGTAAACGAGCACGCATCAATAAGTATTAGGCCATTTGTATCTACTCCAAAACTATTTACATTTATGAATTGCGCTCCTGGAAATGTATTGATTGGCGAAGATGATGGTAATGATAATGCCAAATTAACAAAATATTTTAGAACAAATAGTAAAATTAATATAATAGATACTGATAATCAAACTGCAAAAAAACAAAGCCAAGACAATAAAATAGCAGAAAACTTCTTAAACTATGTAAAATCTGGATTGGGCAAATTAAGATTAAATCCGCGCGATTTCATAGAAACTTATAAAAAAGAAAATCCCAAAGATGTTGATGTATGTCGTAATAGTTTGATTTGCAACAACAAAGTCGGTATTAGTCATACTTTTGCAAATAAAACTTTTTCCACAGAAAATTCACCAATGGGTATTTCACCTGAAGATTGGGGTATATTCATTTACAATAACAATTGTGGTATTCCATATGGTACAAATATAGAATCAATGCCGGATATGCCAGCATATAGTCTAATGGTTGAACGTAAAGTTATTGGAATGTCATTTGATCTAAATGATATTATTTCAACATTAACCGACCTATTTGGACTAACCGACAAAGATTATTTGTTTTTGTTTGATTATACTTGTAATATTTTTGCGAAAACAGTGAATTCGACAAAGAGTTCACGGACAACACGAAATATTGGTAATCGTCTTCCCAAAATACTTGGTTTTGGTCGTCGTAAGAAAGTCAGTAAGAAAAGAACCCGGAAACTGAAAAAAAGAATGGTGTAAAACTGAAAAAAATTATCAAAACAATAATCAAACTATTTACCACGTATCAACATTGAAATCGAATTGACCGATGCAGAGAAAGCTGAAATTCTCACAATCCCGTTAGACAAATATTCGTTTGTTCCAGATGAAAAGGAAACTGGATTTTACCATGGAACTCAATTACATTTCGCATCACCACTTTATGCGTGAATAATATATTGCAAATATATATTAGTATTGATACAATATGAGTTTTAGAAACAGTGTTAAAAACATAAAAAATTCTCAAAGGAAACCAAAATATATAGTTATTGGATTTTTTCTTCACGGTTCATTTGGTAGCGCAGCTGAACCATATCAATCAAACCCATACGCATCAACAAGTATTCGATCTTTTAATTCTGTGCCAAAACTAATGACAATCATGAATTGCGCTCCTGGAAATTCATTGATCTCCGCATATTACGGTATAGATAATGTAATATTGACAAATTATTTTTACGAAAATAGTGAAATTGATATAACGGCGATTGAAGAAGAAACATCAAAACCACATGACCGAGCCATATCCAATAATTTCTTAAAATACGTAAATTCGGGATTGTCCCGATTAGAATTAAACCCACGCGATAGAATCGAAAAATTTAAAAAAGAAAATCCCAAAGATGTTGATGTATGTCGTAATAGTTTGATTTGCAACAACAAAGTCGGTATTAGTCATACTTTTGCAAATAAAAGTTTTTACACAAATAACCCACCAGACGGTATTCCACCAGGAGACAATTGGGGAATATTCATTTATAATAACAATGTTCATATTAACCCTGGTGTAAATATAAAAGATATAATACCCCATTCGATTTTATCAAACAAAGAGGGTGTAATTGTTGGTCTTCAATTTGATTTAGCAGATATTATTTCAACTTTAACAGAACGGTATCGACTGACCGAAGATGATTATTTGTTTTTATTTGATTATTCGTGTAGTAATATTAACAAAGAAATTAATTCAGATATCGAAAATGAAAGAATAATACGATATCATGGAAATGAAATTGGAAAATTATTTGGCTTTGGTAAGAAAAAAAGTAAGAAACGCGGTAAGAAAAGAATCCGAACACTTAAAAAAAGAAAGATGTAAAACTATAACAAAACAATTTATAATTACAACACAATAATTATAAATGCCAAAATATTTGCTGATACCTCATTACAACAAATCGTTGATGGAAACCCAGACCTGGCACCGAACTTTGGACAATGGTAAAGAAGTTACACTGAAAGTTTTTACCACGTATCGGTGTTTCAAAATAGAAATCGAATTGACCGATGCAGAGAAAGCCGAAATTCTCAAAATGGATACAATTCAGTTAGATAACTATTCATTTGTTCCAGATGAAATGGAAGGTTGCGATGTCGATTGGGAAATCGTCGGAAAAGAAGAATTCGGAAAAGAAGAATTCGGAAAAGAAGAGAGAGAAAAGATTATAGAAGACCTAGACATTGATTTCTTAGACGAAGATTGGACCTGCTCCGATGACACCAGTTTTGAATTATTGTGCGGATGTGATTTGGAAGACCCAATGGCTTAATTTCAGCCATTTGCTGTCAAAATTGCCCTGAACCGCATTGGGTAATTTTAATTCGGCCCACGAATCAACCACATAAATTGGCAATTCTCCCTCCGTGTAATGCATCAATGCGTCAATGAATGGGTTCCTTAGAACGATTGGTGTAGAGCCCAAATACATGGCCTCCCACAACCGATGCGTGTCTACGCCGTTTCCCTCGGGGCAAATACACCATTTGTATTGGGCGAGCCTTCTCATGTTGTCTTGAACAGGAACCATCGGCAAAAATTTGTATTGGTCTTTGAACACATTATAACACGGTTCCCTTTTCTCTCGATTTGTGTAAATGTTAAAGTTGAAATAGACATCGTCTGACTTTTTTATTGGACCAATCATCAAATTCTCCACTTTGCCGTGGTCCCACATTGCGTTGGCGATACCGATTGGCAGAATCCGCATTTTAGGATGAATGAAACAGAGATTTTGCCCCCACCAAAGAACCAGTTTTTTCGAACCCAGAATCGTTTGAACGACCGGGTCCGATTCGGTCAAGTTGAAGTCGGAATTGTGGGTAATCAACGTAAACGGATTTGAAAAATAAATTAATTTCTTTGCAAATTGTTTTAGCAAATGTGAGTAGAGAAAAAGGGTCGGCGGATTCTCAAAGGGCGCATCAATGTCTTCCAGAATCTGGTGTTTCTCGATTTGCTCAAAAATTGCGGGATTGTAGATAAAATCGTCGGCGGTTCCCAAATACATGTCCGCGATTTGTTGGAAACGCTCTCCACTCATGATGTTTGAAGGATCCATTTCTAAATATATCGTTTAAGTTTTATATTTAATTTCAACGATAAAGTAATCATGTTCTCTCTCGTCCTGGTTTGTTTAGAGAATTTCCAGGAATACATTTTGACAAACATTGCGCAACTGTTGCGATTAGGGCATACCGACATTTACGTTTTAACAAATGAACGCCTCTTTTCCGAGTTTGAACCTTTTGCTCCCTTTTTAAAACTGGTCGCTGTAGAGACGCTGGATGATCCATTCCGGTTCAATCAGGTCTCCACCCTGGATAAAGGGTTTCGCGACGGGTTCTGGTTCCACACTTCGGCCAGGTTTTTCGCAATCCACGCATTTATGGTGAAATATGGGGTCAAAGATGTCATCCATATAGAGAACGACGTCCTTCTCTACTATGATTGCAATAAAGAATTCGCAGAGACATCATTATTGATTGATAAAAAACTGTACATTCCATTTGACACGGATGAGAGAAACATCGCCAGTATTGTTTATATTCCGGACGCCGACATTTTTGGACAAATATTGGGTCATTATGATTTTGCAAAAAACGACATGTACAATTTCAGCGAAATCCGGAAAAGGACCGGGCTTATCCAGAATTTGCCGATATTTATTACAGATGATTCAGACCCGGTGAAATCCTTCGTTACAAATGGATTCCAAAAATACATATTTGATGCGGCGGCCATTGGCCAACTGGTTGGAGGCGTGGACCCGCGGAACGCGGGCGGAGATACGCGCGGATTTGTCAACGAAACATGTGTTATAAAATATAAGGAGGAAGGCGAAATAATTTGGAAAATGATAGATGGTTTCAATAAACCATTTATTAAGATTGATGCGAGAGAAGTCCCGATTTTCAATTTGCATATCCATTGCAAAGACCTTGCCTCCTATACATAAATGGGTTAAGCGAAGCAGAACTCGTTGCTTATCCGCTTTGCTTATCCCATACTAACAATAAGAGTCATCAAAAATCATTATAGTATGGGATTTAAAGGGAACGACGAGTTCCCTTTATTCATAACATCCACATCATAAATTCCAGAAAATCCAATAATCCGCGGAACCTTGCACGCGTGCGCAATTGTCATCGGCATTGAAAGTGCGCCAATAAACAGTTTGCACGAATTGATGGCGGAACAAAGTTCCTCAAACGACTGCGGTTTAAACACATCCGGTATAGAGATCCCCGTTTTTTGTTGAAAAAATGCATAATCGGTTTCCTCCATTCCCAAAAACACAATGTTCTCTATTCCGTGTTCCCGAACGATCGCAGAATAATCCAGGTTTATGGGGAACCGGTATTGAACGATGTGAATAATCACTTTCGAATTCCATCCTGCGGATTTCTCCATACAGATCCATTTATGTTTGCCCATTTGGATTCCATATTCGTTCAAAAGCAGTTCATACCAACTGACTTTATGCAAAAGACGATTTTCTCTCCAACTGCTCAAATAAATATCGCAACAACTGGTTTCTCCAATGCGAAATTCTTGGATGTAAGGCTGCGAATTCACAATCGACTGAATGTCATTGTATGTGGCCAAAAGACCTTTGCGGAAAGGGATGGTGTCTATCATTGTGAGAATACCTTTTTGCCCCGTTTTGTAATAATTCTCGCAAATGACAGACAATTGGGTTATGAAATCGCCCAACAATCCAGAGGCGGAATAATGAATCGGCGGGAACTTGAACACTTCATCGATTTCAAAAATGGTTTTGTTGAGGTCAACGACCGGGTATGGCGGCGGTTCGCCCGTGAAAAAATACAGATTCGGATTTGGAAGACAAACGTCGTCGGATTTATCCACATATACAGCATCGTATTCAATGCAGAGAAATCCAAGGACATCGAATTTTCCACTCACGTTTTTCACAACACAAACGTTTTCGGCATAGCTTTTTTGTTCTTTGATGGACGAATTGTTCAAATCGTTGAAATATTTTTTCAGTCGGAACCGTTTTTGGTTGAATGCAAAAATGTTTGAAGAAATTTGGGCGTATAATTCGATACATCTCGGATCCAGGGCTTTTATTTCATCTGTATAGTCCCAGATTTTTTTGTTTACGTAAACCAGTTGTTTATAGAATCGCGGATACGCGTCCATGTATTTTTTGCAAATACCGATGCTTTCCATTTCTCTCTTCACGTCTAACAATTTCTTAAAATCCAGAATGCATTTTTGTTTAATTTCCAAAATACTGTATTTATCAACCAGTTCGCCGATAGAGACAGGGATGCAGAGTTCTTTTTTGAATACCGCATCAATGATGTTTTGTTGCGAATACATTTCTCTGAATTTTTTGGAAACACAATTCTTCATAATATCCGAAATCCGGTTTTTATATACACAAATGGAATCGTCGTAGATATTTCGGAACATAAAACTGTCCGATATACCGATTGGAACATCTACCGACAACGCATAATCAATGGTGCTTGAGATGCCGCGCCCTTCCATTCGGTCGTAGAGAAACATGTTCATCGTATTTGAACCCAGGAAAAAAAGCAAATCTTCGTTTGAAAAAAAATCAGTGGAAACCATCAATTCAACACCGGGTTTTCGGTTAAAAGCAAAGCATTTTGCCACAGTTTGTTCCAGTTCATTGGGGTTGCAATAATGCCCCAGCGGAATAATCAATTTGATAATGGCGTTGTCATACTGGTCGTTTACACGTTGAATGATTTTATCAAACCCTTTGTTTTCAAATCCGAACCCAAACGATCCGAAAATGGGAACATTGGAACCCCGATTATACGTTATGAAACATTCGTGCTCCTCGTTGGCGATTTTGGTCGGAATCTCGTAGAAAAGGGGGCGCGGAATTCCATTCGGTTTCAGCGGGTCTATGTCCAACAATTCGTCAAATAATGTACCGGGCGATTCGTGTGGAATTCCTACGTTTTTTGCAGTGCGGACAATGTTGTCGGCATTTAACCATGGCATCGTGGAAGTGTGGTAATTGTAAATGATTTTGTCGGGACTATGTTCGCCGACCGCGTTCAAATAATCGGTTTCCCCCGAAACTTCTTTGTAGACGCACATTGGCAAACACTTGGCGAGCCGGAGTCCATATTGATATACTCCACACGCTTGGTGCACGTTGTTTAAAAATAATATTTTCATTATATCTTGAATATATTATTTGCTCTCTATTTACTTTTTAGATTCGCATATTTCGTGGACAATCTGGTCCACACTGATTTTTGGCGACCACCCGAGAGACCTTAAGTTAACTCCTAACCCCTGAATGTGGGAAACGGTTTCGCACCCCAATTGGGGATTGGTTTCAATAACGAGCTGGTCTCCATTGAAAAACTGGTTTCCGCGCTTTTCCAAATGGATTCCGAACTGGCGATAGACGTTTTCTACCAAATCCTGTATCTTGACATTCTCGTTTCGGCACACCAAATAATCATTGGCTAAGTCGGCTTTCATAATATGAACCAGTGCATTTGCCACGTCGCTCACGTGCAAAATGTCTCTGGACGAATCCAAATTACCCAAATGGATTGGCTCATTGCATTTATTTGCATGTTCCGCCACTTTATTCAACAAAAACTGGTTCCCTTTATCCTTACTTTCCGTGGTGAAAATAACCGCGTTTGAGAAATGATAGCCTTTTTCTCTGTACATTTTCACCAAATTGTGCGCAAGTGTTTTTGCAATGGAATACGGATGCAGGTGGTTCATATGCGTGTCGCCTTCTTTGACAACGTAGGTTCCATGGCCTTTATAGATTTCACTGCTGGATGCACTAATCAGCCGGGTTTTCAACTGCTGGCGTTCAATGATTTCGCAAATGATGGCGGTGGACATTCCATTGGTAATCAATGTCTCCAGGCAATTTTGTTGGGCATACTGCGAACTGGATATTCCAGCTAAGTGCACAACAAAATCCGGTTTCACAATTTCAAAAATATGGTTCAACATAAATCCGTCATTGATGTCTGTGTGAAACTGGGTGGCACCGTATATTTTTTTATCGGAGCGATTGACACCATACAAACTGTATTCGCCAACCAGTTGTCTCGTTAATGCGGTTCCAATCAAACCGGTTATGCCGGTGATCAACACTTTCTTCTTCTTACTGTAGATTTCGAACTGGGGGAAAGGAAAAATGAGTTGGCCTCCCGCCTCCAAATACTCGTCCTCGCGCTTGATAATCTCATCGCGGAAATGCCACGGCAAAACCAGTAAAAACTTGGGCGGATTTTTGCGCATCGTTTCTTCGCTGATAATTTCAATCCCCGTGTTTGTCATTTTCCCCACTTTGTTCAAATTGCGTTCAACCGCATATTGAACCAAAGATTCGCCAATGTTGGCAAACTGAAGAAGGCAATTTCCCTTGGTGGATGCTCCATAAATGTATACTTTGTCTCCATTGGAATTGACCGCATTAATCATGGTTTTCAACTTCTCTACTTCCGCGGAACACGATTCAATGAAATTGGAATACGTTGCCGAATTTCCCAAATTCAACGAACGCTCCTTTTCCAAAATTTGCGTTATGGACATCGTGCATTCGGTGTACTCGGTGGATTCCATCTTGGCAAAATAAACGCGGAAACTGCCGCCATTGCATTCGTTGAACGAAACGTTGAAAATCTTGAACCCGGCTTCCGTGGCAATTTGACGCACCTGTTTCAATGAATAATATTCCAAATGTTCGTGGCATATGGTGTCGATGCTGTTGCGCTCCAACATCGTGGGCATATAACTTTGTTCGCACGTCCAGATTCCGTTTTCGTCCAACAGGGAATAAATGTCCTTGGCAAATTGCACGGGGTCCGGCAAATCGTAAAACATGGAAATGGACGAAATAATTTTGCACTTAATGTCGCCGAATTTTTCTACTACATTTTCGCGTGTGAAATAAGTGGGCAAAAGCTCAACCTCGCCGTAGTATTTCGCAAACTGTTTTCCAGTGGGGTCCACGCCGATTCTGCGGATATTGGCCGGGTATAGCTGGAGCATTGTGGAATCGTTGCTTCCAATATCAATGACCGTATCGCCGGATTTCAAATCGTGGGAAAACGAAGCCATCTCTTCTTGGTACGCTTTTAAATGGGCGCGCATCGTGTTGCTGATTCCGGACATATATCCGTATTCGTGCTCATACAATTCGCACTGGTTGGTTGACTGTTTTAGTTGTAAAAGTTCGCACGAACTACATAAACAAAGAGTTATATCGGTCTTGGGTGTAGAGAAATCGCCATAAACGGGAAACCGCGATGTGATGTACTGCGAACCAAGTTCAATTACATCCTTTAGCTTATTTTGTTTACAAAGTCTGCAAAGTGAAATTATTTCGGCCATTTGGAATAATGATTTATATAATCAAACCTTTATATTGGATTTATTCAATATTTGCAGCGCCTCTTCTTTTCCATAAACGTTGCCGATTTTGATGAATTTGTCGGTCTCTCCATCTTTATAGTGTCTCAGAAAATACTTGATGCAATTCATTTCATGTTCGTTGACATCGGCAATGTCATTGAAAAACCGCGATTTGGGGTCCGCTTTCTCTACGAGAACCGCGATAATTTTATCGTCGCCGCCATTCTCGTCCTCGGTAAAAATACCGCCGATCACTTTGCAGGAAACCATTGTTCCAGGATGTATTGCATAATCGCACAAAATGATGATATCTAGGGGATCGCCGTCGTCAGACAATGTGTTTGGCACATAACCGTAATTATAGGGGAATACGTTTGAATTGTGCAGGATTCGATCTAAGATGAGACATTGGTTCTCTTTGTCGAACTCGTATTTGAGGTTGGAACCCTTGCTGATTTCAATAAAGGCCTTTACAACGGAGTTCGCCTTTACAACGGAGTTCGCCTTTACAACTGTGTCGGAATCCATTTGTATTTAGTTATTCCGAAAAAAACTTTTATATGCGTTTTGTTCGGAATCTTTTATCGATAACATGTATAATGAGTACAAGAAAAAGTTCAAGTCCGAGGTCAAGTCCGAGGTCAAAAACACAACGCAGTACGTTTCAAAAAATGATTGGAAAATTCAAAACAAAAATGAATGCTGCACAAATAGATAATATGATTGAAAACGGGAATTTAAACCTAATATTGCGAATTGATCCAAACGTGGTGTCTTCCAAAATAATTGATACCGTTGTGAAAGAACAAACGCGCGTCAATGACATCATATGCAATGTGAATCCAAATAGTAGTTTGTGCAATTCTCTGGCTTACAAAAATATTTTTGCCTTTGAAGAATTGAAGAAATATAAAGATGAATTGAAGCAAAACGGGTATGAATATGCACCAATGTCTGAAAAAACACGGTTAGAAGTTTCCAAACAAATTATTGACAAAGCAAATGTACATGTGGACCAATTAAAAAACAAAGACAAAACACTGGTGAGTAGTATTGTTCGAAAAACAATGGGAAGAGGAACAGGAAAAGGAACTCGTCGTCGCCGTAGGCGCTAATAACATAAAAAATACAAAATCATTTATTCATAAAAATAATAAGTTGTGAGTAAAGCAGGAAATGGAGGTATAAGTGAAGTTTCGCTTCACCGAATACCGTTGGTTCTCCCTGCAAAGTTGCAAGTAAGTCGGAAATGGAGGTATAAGTGAAGTTTCGCTTCACCGAATACCGTTGGTTCTCCCTGCAAAATAGTTGGACGCCAATATGGAAACCGTTCCCAACACCTTCTTCCAATTAAGTAATTCATTGTCAAATGCGATTCCATACACATAGGACATAACCACTCCAAAGTAGGAGAGAGGCGCATATACTTCCGGTTCTAATCGGTAAGATGCAAAAAATCTCAAAAAATAACCAACGGTTCCGATGATACCATTGATTATTACTGCAAGTCCTACACGACCCTTGTCCGCGGTCTCTAATCCAGATGTTGTATCCGCATAATTATAAATAGAATAGACAGTCATTAGCACCGCCCCTAGGAAATAAGATATGAAAACGTGGTTCCAATTGTTCGTAGTTTTGATTCGGCGAACCAGGAAATAAATGAGGGCTTCGGTTAAAGCCGCAAACAAAATCATGATGAGACCGTAGTTGAAAGATTCCTTTTTATTTGATTCTTCTTCTTTTTTCTCTTTCTCTACTTTTTTCTCTTTCTCTACTTTCTTCTCTGTATAATTTCCATAAATAAAGAACGCCAATCCGAGTATAACCAGCAAATAAGATTTGTGCCACATTGTACCGGCTAATAGCAGAATCATCAATGGATAACTGTTGAAGATGGCGAACGAAACCCCAGAATCCAAATGGCGGAATCCCTCATACGAGAAAAATACGTGGGAAAGATTGACGAGTCCAAGGGTTATTG